TCTCAGCGGGAAAAGCCCTTCGGATGTCATTCTCTAACTCCTCTTCTCGACGTCGAAGCGTCTGATAAAACTCTAGAGCACGGGGGTAGTCGAAGTAAAACCCGTTCCTTTGTTGTCGGTCTAGTAGGACTGTCAACCGATGCTGTATCCAGATAGACCTCTCTGAGAACCCTATCCTCTTCAGTGTCTTTATCAGACGGAGGAAGAGTTCTGTAGTTATCGAGACGTCTTGATGACAGTAGGTAACCATCTCTTCTGAGAGATGAGACCAATCAGAGAAGACGATCTTCTCTTTACCTAGTCGAGAACCCCATGCATCTAGAGAATGCCCGCCTTGGATAGAAGGACTATACAAGGTACTGAGAACAAGAGTGTCAATGATCCTGCCAACACCCAAGGAAACCCCGCAGAGACGAGACAGAGTAGGGGCGTCAAACTTAAGAATATTATGACCAACAAAATAAGAGTCACCTGCCTTCTCAAAGAAGTCTTTGATCTCTTGATGGCCACGGCACTCTCCCTTCTCTCTCGTTTTAGCATTCTCCCAGCACATGACCCATACCACGGTAGCCGACAGGGAATCGGTTTCTATGTCGATGACATAGGTATTTTTCTCCTGCCAATCAAGATACAACAATAGGCTCCGTAGGGCTGATTATAACAAGACGTGCTCCGCAAGGTAGAATAGGCTCGCCATGAGGTCGATAGACAACCCTAGAACCTACAGGAAGTTCAACTTCAAAAGCATAAATCGCTGTACCATATCTACCCTTCTGATATCTAACAGCGGGTTTATTAGTTCCGTGTTTTCTATTACTGTCTATAATACCACGATTGATATGAGTAAACCATTCAGGCTGAGTACTGAGCGAACTCGTGGCCTGTGCCGTTTCCTCCTTGTTCGTATTCGTCGATGAGTTCACGATCCAATTCCTCCAAGCGGTTTGTTACTTCGTTATAGAACAACCAACACGCAGGTCCGGTACGCCCACAGAAACGGTTCTTCTCTACTGTGAGTCGTGTGATATTCCGTCGCCAGTCGTTGGGGTCTTTCTTGTCACGCTCTAGTCGGATGACAATATTACTTACCTGCTCCGGTCCTGCCGAACCTCTGACCTGACCTTGTCGATTGATGTGAATGACACAGATACAGGCGATGTCGAGGTTCATGGTAAGAGTCTTCATCTTAGTACTGATCTCGTCGAGCTGCTTCCTTTCATCGCCAGACTGGTCTGATACGATGATAGAGAGGTGGTCGACTACGATGTACTTACAACCCAGAGCCGCCATGTGACGAATCTTAGACAGGACTACATCGATGTCGTTACTACCGAAGTGGTCCCAGATTACGACACGGTCGGTGTTAATGACGGCATCGAAGGCTGCACGAAGCTCTTCTTCAGTCTTCTCGGTGTCGGGGAGATGGTAAGGCTTGTTGGCGTGTATAGACATCAGACCTATCGCCGTGTCATACTTAGGTTCTTCGAGATGAAGGAAGCCTACGCCGTAGCCCTTTTCTTTCAACTCCTCATTCATAAGGAGAGAATACTCCAGCTCCTTACAGATCGAAGTCTTACCCACCCCTGTATCAGCCGTAAGAAGAACGAACTCAGAGAGGCGGATACCATAAGTCTTCTGGTTCAGGCCGGACCAAGGATATGGGACGGAATGAGGAGTCTTATGGTCTCGGATGTCTGACCACAACTCAGTACCTAGTTTAAGTCCGTCAGGCATAAAAACGGGGGCACGAAACCACTCGTTGATATACTCCTTGACGAGACCCTTCATCAGATATTCGTTGGCGTCTTTGCCTTTGTCGAGCTTAAGGAACGCAACCTTTCCCGGTGCAAAGAGCGAGGCGACTTCCTTTGCTGCTCTCTGTCCCGGATCGTCACTGTCAAAGTTAATGACAATTTTTTCGAACGAGTCGAGATACTCAAAGTTATCCACAATCTCTTTTTTAGCGGTGGAAGCAGACATAACGCCCACATTCGGATACCTAGACCCGGTAAGCTGAAATGCCGCCAGAGTGTCGTAGTATCCTTCTGTGACTGTAATCGATTTGCCACCCGGCGGGAAGAAACTCTGCCCGAAGAGTGTCGCCTTGTTGATGAGTCCTTCACACTTGAACTCCTTGTTTTCATACCGCACCTGATTGGCGATATGTTGACCTTCGTCATTAAAACGGGGAAATACAACCTCTATCGGGTTGTCGGGATTGACATTGACTGTCACTTTATATTTGTTGACAGTCGTGCCATCGATACCACGGGCCTTGATGGCTGGCATCGTTTTACTAGGCAAGGGGGTGATTGCCTTAGAAGTCTCGGACGTTTCCGTAATTTCGTTGGTTCCTTTCCCATTCTTATAGTTTTTATAATGCTTGCAACCATAACCAAAACAATACTCATGGTCTTCGTAAATAGCTAGGTTGTCCTCAGACCCGCAAGACGGGCACGCCTCGTGACGTATCAGCTTACTTATTTCTAGAGCCTTTCTCGATCTGGCGGAGGTGGTCGTAGCGTTCGAAGGCCGTGATAGTTTCCAGTCCGTCATCGGCACGCAGGAATTGCACTGACAGGTCTTTCGTCCGCTCGATTGCTGAGATTATCCTCGCCATCATGACAGTGTTGTCTTTGAGACCCGCGCCCCATTCAGCCTTGGTGTAAGGGTCAAGACCTTCCCCACCAATCTCACGGGCCAATCGCAAGACGTCGGGGTTAGTGGTCATGGAGTGGATCCTTCTCGGGTGAGCGCAATTTGTTTTTAGCGTCCTTAATCCAAATCGACTTCGCAGCGCTGGATAGCTCGTCCCAACTCGGAAATCGGTTACAGTGTACCACCGGATCATTGTCCGTCATTTGGGTGTACAACTTTCGCGCCAAGCGCAGGGTCTTTGGATCAGTCATCACCGCCCATCCTTCCCGGCGCGGATTGTGCGGACTGCCCTAATACTGTCCTGCAAAGTTCGACAGCCCCACGTCGATCCCAAATAATGACAGACGATGTCCCGTAATTCATCCTCGGTGAATAGCTTCTCCATGTACCGGCGGGCGATGGTTTCCATCTTCTGTCCTGCCTCTTCATCGTTAAACTCTAGATGAAAAGTTTGTAGAATCTCTCGCACCAGATGCGCGGCGAGGTCGTCGGTGGGTTGGGTCATGGGCGCTTCCTTTTAAGCATGGCTTCCCACATCGACCCGTAATCCGCGCCGTAGCAGCCGCATTCTCGACCATCGCAACACATCCGCGAGTAAGGCTCGCGCTTCCAAACATCGCGATACCAATCCGCCAACATGGGCCAATAGAGACGGAGCATCCTGAGTTTGAGGATCGGCTCCTGATCTCGGAAGTATCGTCGCAGAGCACGCATCACTTCCCTCCCGTCATCATGCGCTCAATCTGGTCGGCGAAACCATCGGCATAATCTATGCCTGCGTCTGACCCCTTACCTTCGGGCGAACGAAGCCATTTCTTGATTTCCTCCAGCGCCTCTCGTCGTCCGCGTGCTTCTGCTTCGGTACGGTAGGTCGAAAGAAGATGGCAAACGAGTGCCTTTTCGTGCTTGGGAATTGATGTCCATTTCCGATTGACCGGAAGCTGTGCCCAAAGCAATTCGGCTTGCTCAACAGCCTCGGCGCCCATGCCGCTGTCAACAGGCGCGTCAACCTCAGGCGTCGTATCGGTGGCAGGCTCAGCGGTGTTGCGTTCCGCTGCTTTGTATTTCTTAATTACCCATTCTCGGCGGAAAGCGTCCTTATCGTACATATATGTACGCAGGCCATCAGATAAGGCCTTCAACCGCTCATTCTCAGCCCGCAGCGTGGCGAGTTCGGCAACGGTGTAATCGGCGCGACGACGCCACAGAAAGTCTGCTTTTTCTGCACGAACAGCAACAAGCTCGCGGCGAAGATTATCTACTTCTTCATCGGCTATTTTAAAACGGCCGCGCTCTAATTCAATCTCACCATCCTTGCTGGCGATCAGTTCGGATAGAACTTGGCGGGCGTCTTGGAAATATGGATCACCCTCATTGACCAAGCCATATACCTCTAACATCTTCCGCGTCCACACAGTCGCCTCATCGGGTTCTATATCTGTCATTTCAGACCTCTTTCCGTAAGAACTTCATCCAGAAGAATAGGGCGATAGTTTGTATGCTCCACAGAGACGCAGCAATAACGAGTATCAAGAAGAGGGGAATCCTTTCTGGGATTTATTGCCGGTAGGTGTACAGATTGATAATGAAGGTGGCCATGGATGTTCAAAGACCATCGTCCCATCGAGGAAGGGTGGATAGGGATATGAGAGAGGATGAAACCCTTCTTCACTACGTAGGCACGGATGTCATCGAAGTACTGAGAGTAGTACGACAGCTTATCGGTGTCATGATTACCTTTAACCAGAACCTTCCTGCCTAGAAGACGAGGTAGACTCTTGTCGAGGGCTTTCCTGTTCATGGCAAGGTCCCCGAGGATATAGACACGATCCTGAGGGTGAACTAGTTCGTTGTACCACGAAATCATGTCCTCCGACATATAGGAAGCATTATCCCAAGGACGAAGCTTTGATCCATCATGTCGAGTAAATCTGCATACTCCTTCGTGAAAGAAATGCGGGTCGGCGTACAGCCATGTTCTACCACTCATAATCGTCTCGTTCCTTTTCTATCCACCACTCAGAAACATGATTACCCTCCATCATGACAAACATCTCAGATGCTTTAGGATCAAGACTCGGGATGCGAAGACTAGACCCGTCTGTATATTTAATGACGAGAAATTTCTTCATTCAGAACCTCCAATTCCTTTTGTCCCTTCTCCGTCAAGAAGGCTGTCCCGAGTACCCAATCTATCAGGCCTTCATGGACGAGATAATAATACTTAGAATAGAACCTCTTGTGCCATTTAGAAGGGTCTTGAGCTAGAAGAAGAAGTCTACGAACTTTCGTCTTCGATAT